ATGTTTTCTGCAGGTACAGTTCTACCAATCTTTGAAAATAATTTCTGATTCAATATATTGAATAATACTTTACCATCTTTGTAGGTTTTTAACCATTCTTCAATATCGTCTGATGTATAAATTTTCTTACCAATTACATTACCAACTTCAGTATATGCAGTTGATCCAAAGTGTTTGCTGGCAAGAATAATAGATTCAAGTCCATTATTGTTTACAATGGTACTCATGAAGGTATGAACCTGTTTATCAGTTCCTGTAAATGGTTTGTCTTTTATGGTTTCCCAAATGGCGTTGAGTGCTGGAGCAGCACCTTTGTCTGCTTTGGCAGAAACTTTTAATTTGATACCATTTGGATATCCAACATAGTAGTCAACTAATGGTTCGTTGCTTCTTGCTGGGAATTCTACAAAGGAAAGTTTAGGATCGTAATTATTTAGAAACCACCATGCGCCAGCAAGTTCACCAAAGTCTTTGGCAATAATTGCTACGTCTTTATCTGAAATGGCTTTAACATTTTGGCTAAGAGTATTGTCAGTCTTAATACTCTTATCTAAAAATTCTTTGAGGAATGATTTGACGGGTAATGGTGCAACTTGCGAATTTGTTATTGCTGCAGTTACCGTTCTGATGTAATCTGTCTTGTTAATTTTCTTACCACCAAGACCAAGACCATCTGGAGTTAATGCTTTATTTGGAAGAGTTTTTACATTAGTTGAATTTGTCGCTGACACTAATCCAGGTTTTTGTAGGTCATCAAATTTAACTCTACAACTCCAAAGTTTACCACCGACCTTGAATTCTATCAATGTTTTAGCATCATAAACTTTAACAGATTTAACGACTACTTGAGTATTTGCTGGCACTATTCCAAGTTTAGAAGATGAGTTCTTTGGATCGAACGCATCAGTTTCTTTCTTTACGGAAGTTGTTATATCACCCTTACCTTGGTAATATTTCTCCCATGCTGCTTTGCCAGTAGTTGCCATTCGTTATCCATCAATAAAGTTGTTACTATATTATTTAGGATACTTTTGCTCTGATATACTTGCGATCCCACTTAGCGATCTGTTGAACGATCTTTTGGGGAGATACGTTGTTCCTAAAATCGTAGTTGAACGTCTTCAGGAAGTAGTGTAGGGTTTTTGAATCACGATGTTTCTTACAGCGATTTAGTAAGTCATCGATAGGCACGTTTGGACGATAAGTTTTGAAGTCCAAATATACGCAGTGAGCGTATGCCTGTATCTCATCGAACTCGGAAAGATAAGCACGTTCAGCATCTTTCTTTTCGATTCCGATTTTCTTGTAGGGAACAACGTAGTTGCTCCAACCATCATCTCTTCTATGGAATTGCATGAAGTGAACTAACTCATGCATTAGAGTTTGGATTAGACGATACTTAAAGGCATCCCAGGATTTATCCGTAAAGGGAAACCCATCAAAATAGGTAGTATGAATCATCAATACGCATTGACGCTTCTCTGGGTCATACTCACCACCTACAGCTACGTAGGTATCATACAACTTTGAGTTGGATTTTTCAACATTCCATTGTATCTTGCAACGCCATTTCCTGACGTAATTAACCAATGCCCTACTATCATTTCTGCAGTTGTCAAGATCCTTCCAGACTTTTGCAGGAACAAGTTTAGCTCTGAATGGACGCTCATAGAAGTTAAGCAGTCCCATCCAGTCCGAATTGTAGGTTTCTAGGAATCTCATTGTACCCTAGAAAGCAATTGCTATTTGGCTAAGTGACCCTCCAAAAACGCAAGAACTTTCGCTTGCTCCTCTAAGTTAGTGTTTGCAAACTCAGTAATATAGGACATCAATTCAAAATTCGATAGTATATTGTTATATTTAGTAGCCCGACCTTTTAGGAATATCTCAGACTGGTCGGAACCACGATCCTGATACCGTTGCTTTAGGGTATCATCGGGAACCTTTAGATAGACAACCTGAAGATCAACATTTGGTAGACCCATCACAAACTCTAAGAAAGACTGATTGAAGATTCTATCACCTTCAAATAGGATGTTATGTTTTGTGTCTTTAACAAATTCTTGAGCAACTGGTTGAACAGCCATACTTAAACGATCAGTTCCAGCGAATGTTTCGCCATCCTCATACTTACCTAGGATATAGGTATCTATTTCTTCACAATAGAGAGCATTGAGTAACTTCTTTGGTTCACACTTTTGCCAATCATAATTATCAATAAACTTACGGAACAGAGTTGTCTTACCAGTTCCTGGTTGGCCACCAACAGCAATAATCTTACGCATTTTGTGCATCCTTTATAAGTTGTTCAAGTTCATCTTTTGTAAATACCCAGACTCTTCCTCGGAATGATGTAACATCCATGTTTGGATCTTTGATCTTAGTAAAGGACATCTTCTGTACGATCTTTTCTGCAGCTGTCTTAGTTAAATTGGATTTGATGTGATCAGCAAAATTAACATCAGCATCTTTTAATTTCATTAACTCATGCTCTTGAAGTTTATGTTCAACAACTATCTGATTCATCTCATAGGTGTCAAGCAGATAATCTAAAGATGCCTTTGGCATTTGCATTGTACTAATTGTTCCTGTTCCTCCACTGGTTGTAAATATTGGTGATATTGTGTTTATTCCAGTAGTTGTGAATGTGCCACCAACGCCAGCACTACCATTTCCAGTATAACCAGTTCCGAATGTGCTAGCACCTCCACCACCTCCACCAGTTATGGTAATTGTATCACCAGCTGTAATTTTCCCTGCAGATATCTTGGTCATGCGAATGCCTCCAGTCCAATGCTAATCTCTTGTTCATCATCAAACATCCAATCAAGTCGATCGATGTTCCCACTATTTACAAATGCCTTAAACTTTTCTTTGTTGATACCAAGTTTGTTATCCAACCTTAGATCAATGGTCTCATTGCGTGAATCCCAAAGAACTTGCCACTCAATACCATACCAACCATCTTTCTCACACTGCATAATTTCTTCTGCTTGTCTGTCAAGATAGTAACCAAGGTATCGCCCATGATGTTCACGAAAGATTTTCTTGAAGGAACACAGACAAGTTTCCATGGTGAAGTAATCTATCTGATTGGCAAGTTTAGGAAACCTTTCTCTCATCTCAACAATAATGCTGTGGCTATGTGATTCAAGATTACCATATTCCGCTCTAGTGAGTTTTCTATCAATATCGTCAGCTTTGCCGAGGGCAAGAAGTAATCCATTACGATGAGAACGGGAACCATCATAATCGTCCAGCATGAGAGAAGTAGGCTCAATAGGAACACCAGCAGTATGCTTGAGGTGCTGTAGATAAAACCAAGTGGAATATCTACCAAATTTATGAAGACTGTTTTTAAGTACAGTCCACAACGCATCAAAGTTTGCTTCCTTGTCGATGCCATAGTAGGTTTCAAGTTTTTCACGTTGAGTTCCAATTCCTATAAATTCTTGATAGGAAGCAAACATAGCAGGTAGATTTCCTTTGTTCCACTTCGTATCAGTTTGATACCTTAGCCTTTTATAATTTGCTGTGTTCCACTGAGTTATTCGTTCAACAGTTGCTAACTCAAAATCAGGAAACTCGTTCATCAATACCCAAGCAGTTGGGAGATGATATGTATTTCCATAAAGCCAGCAAAGCCAAAGACGTTGCTCATCATTATGTTCAAATCGTTTGTTGAGATAGTTCGTTGCCCATACTGCTGGGTCACAATCATCGTATTGAAGTGACCATGCGTACCAGCGGATGAATGATTCTCTTGGGTTGTTTCTATGATCCATAATTTATTATACTATGAAAAGACTTGCAAGTCAAGATTTTGTTTGGTTGCAATATCGAATATCTCAACACAACCACCTTTACCTTTCTTGTGAATTGCATTGTTGATCATTGAGTCATGGTAGTCATAGTCGCCTTCTGCAAAGGTATTGCCATCAATGCGAAAGATCGATAGCTGACAACCACTCTTTTGTTTACCCCAAAACTTAAAACCAATCTTCTCATAGAAGCCAACTGCGTCAACCTCTGATGATACTCTAAAGTATTCTGCTCTGCGTTTCTTTACCTGACGCAGTGAATCTTCACATAGGACTTTGGCTGCACCTTTACCTCTATGCTTTACAAAGGTATGAAGTAGTTGGAGATTAGCAACGTAGGGTTTACGTTTTGAAATTGTAGTGATGATTGCAGCCATCAACTCGTTACTATCATCAAACGCACCCCAACACTCATCCCATTGTGCTTGCATGTCTGCCTTTGCCACGAATGTACGAGCAAAGTTATCACCCTTATCAGATGATATTGCAGCAATGAATTCTGAACGTGAGCATTTAGACAACTTCAACGTATGTCCTCACTTTCTCGCCACGATCTTCTGGGTGTTTAGTTTTCTCCCAGCCGATGAATTGTGGTAGACTCCACATCATTGGAGGAAATGTGTAATTGTTTGATGCAATCATTTCAGCAACAGTTGGTCCATCGTTCAATGCTGCATCAAGAAAGTCTTGAACAAATCTAAAACAAGATTCAATCTCATTGCGCTTCAATGAACCACGAAACAAACGAAACTCAACAGTATCAATATGCTTCAATGCGTACATGTTGATTGCATAACGAAATGGTCTACCCATGGATACACCATCTTTACCAGCAGCATGCATCTTTATAAATGAATCAAAGTCAGTTGCTAGATTGATAATGTTATCACTCATGTAGTCTGGTAGAGTGCGACCACCATCAAACTTCAAATACATCTTGGCACCTTTGGCACCACGCATCTCATTATGCTCAAAGAATCCATACACATGCTCAACAGTAGTGTGCTGATTTTCTTTGATGTATTTGGTAAGTCTCTTCAATGCATTGATGTCATTTCGAAGTCCAGGTACTCTGCAGTGTATGTGTGTATGGCAGGTTGCACCAACAGTAGGTGGTGTGCCATT